ATTTTTCTTTCTTTATCTTCTGTAAACACTGGGATGTTTTCTTCCAACATCTCTGAAACCATCTCCGTATGTTCTTCCCANACNAGACCGTACTTTTTCTCNGTNAGGGCNGCTTCTATCTCGTTCAGGGCACGAATGCTCTCATCATCATTGTGAACCTGTTTTAACTCAGCAAGATAGGCGAGCATAGCAGCACGCTTCTTTTGCGAAATGTTACTCATCTCTACCTCCATCATCCAAATACAAAAGCTCGCCCACTTCACAATTGAAGAGTTGGCAGAGCTTCAAAATCGTATCAAAGTCAATTCTAGTCGACTTTTCGTTATAGAGCTTAGAAATCGTCATCCGGGACAGACCGGTCTTTTCATGCACATCTTGAATCTGATATTTCTCTCGTCCCATAAGCGTCGAGAGTCTACAACGCACCTGCATGGCGAGCCTCCTTGATTTTTCTTTCCATTATACCTGAATTAAGCCATTAATCATAATCAAATTGACTATCTTTGTATCTATTTTGTCCGACCGTTCAAAACTCCATCATCTCCTGCCTAGAAAGTGAGAACTTTTGAAAGGCGGGTAACTATGACTGAGCGTGAACAGAACATCATCATAACAAGGCGTGAAAAAGGTGACTCGATAGCAAGCATCGCTAAAGACCTTGGGCTTAACGTCAACACGGTTAAATCTTTCTGTCGTCGGCAAAAAATCAATCTGAACAAATCAAATGAGGAAGCTTGTCTCCAATGTGGGGCAAGGCTTCCCGGCTACGAGAACGGCCGTCCTAGAAGATTTTGTTCGGATAAGTGCCGTCAGGCTTATTGGAATGCCCACCCTAAGCGATATCAAACAGACCACCTTTGCCCTGCCTGTGGGCAAGTTTTCAAGGCACGAAGTTCAAGAAAGTACTGCTCCCATCCCTGCTACATCAAAGACAGGTTCGGTGATTTCAGATGACAGCAGAACTATGGAAAAGAGAGTCGGATTATCAACTGGCGAGGGCGATTTTGAGGGGCTTATTTGAAAAAGGATTGCTGACGGAGGAAGAACTCGAAGCCTCCTTAATGCACATAAAAGAGCAGCTAAAACCTCCCATTTCCGGCCTTGCTATATAAGGTGTATAGAGCAAATATGTGACACGGAAAGGGGATTCAAATGAAAATTACAAAGATACCAAGCAGAAGACCCGATACGATTATCAGAAAAAAAGTCGCAGCTTACGCTAGGGTCTCCACCGCAAGTGACGCCCAGCTTCATTCCCTCGGCGCTCAGATTGATTTTTACAAGAAGCAAATCATGTCCCGCCCTGACTGGGAGTTCGCCGGCGTTTTTATCGATGACGGCGTGACCGGAACTAAAAGCAAGCGTGAGGGATTAGATGAACTTTTGACCGCCTGCAGAGACGGTAAGATTGACCTCATCATTACAAAGTCGATATCGCGCTTTGCCAGAAACACGGTTGACCTCTTAAACATCGTGCGAGACCTCAAAGAATCAAAAATCGCCGTATACTTCGAGCGAGAAAAAATCAACACGCTGAACGCCGAGGGGGAACTTCTCTTAACCCTCCTCGCTTCTTTCGCCCAAGAAGAATCAAGATCTGCTTCAAACAACATGAAGTGGTCCATTCGCAAGGGCTATGCGGAAGGGTCGTTGAAGCAAGTTCGAAGATGCTACGGCTATTTGGTAGAGCTGGGCGAGGTCACGATCGTCCCCGAGGAAGCAAAAGTGGTAAAAGAAGTCTTCGAGCGTTATGAATTAGGCGAGCTGCCCTCCTCTATTGCTAAAGACCTAAACCGCCGCAAGATTTATACCCTTCAGGGAGCAAAGTGGTCGGTCAATCGGCTGAACGTTCTGACGGCGAATATTTTCTATACGGGCAACACCCTCCTACAAAAGCTCTTTGTTCCAAACCACCTTGATAAAAAGCAGATCAAGAATCGTGGCGAACTGCCACAATACTTTATTGAGAATAGCCATGAGCCAATCATCTCGATGGAGCTTTTTGAAGCCGTCCGGGAAGTGAAGGCGAAAAGGACGTACAAGAAACGACCGGATACCAAGCATGCCTTTTCAGGAAAACTCATCTGCGGCGTGTGCGGAGCAAACCTAAATCGCAAGTACGACCGAGGTAATCATAAGTGGCAGTGCCGTACCTACAGGAAAAGCGGTGTGGCGGCCTGTCCGTCAAAACAAGTGCCTGAGAATACCTTAGAAGTATCTGCCGCCGAGGCACTGGGTCTTCCCTCATTTGATGAAATGAACTTCTTAGAAAAGATTGATGAGGTGATCGTCCATAACGGCAATAAGCTCATCTTCCGTTTTAAAGACGGAAGCAAAAAGGACATTTACTGGGAAGACCGGTCGAGGTCGGAATCTTGGACAAAGGAGATGAGAGCGGCAGCAGGAAGAAAGACGAAGGAGCGTTATGGAAACTAGAATAAGAGTAATACCTGCAAAGAAAAGAGCCCAGGACGGCTTTTTAGCGAAGAGTAAGAACAAAAGAAGAAAGGTTGCCGCCTATGCCCGTGTTTCAACGGATATGGACGAGCAGCTGAACAGCTATGAAGCTCAGATTAGCTACTACACGAAACACATCAAGAGCAATCCAGAGTGGGATTTTGTGAAGGTCTATACCGATGAGGGTATCTCCGGCCTGATGACTAAAAAGCGTGAGGGCTTTCAGGAAATGATCGCCGATGCCTTAGCAGGTAAAATCGACTTAATCCTGACCAAATCAGTATCCCGTTTTGCTAGGAATACGGTCGACACCTTAACCCACGTCCGCCAGTTAAAGGATAAGGGCGTTGAGGTGTTCTTTGAAAAGGAAAACATCTACACAATGGATTCCAAGGGAGAACTCCTCATCACCATCATGAGTTCGCTCGCCCAGGAAGAAAGCCGGTCCCTCTCAGAGAATGTCACGTGGGGGCAAAGAAAACGCTTTTCTGACGGCAAGGTCACGATGCCTTATCGGAGCTTTCTTGGCTACAAGAAAGGAAAGGACGGGCGCCCGGAAGTTGTGCCGGAAGAAGCAAAAATTGTCCGCCGTATCTACCGTGAGTTCCTGCTCGGTATGACCTTTAATGGAATTGCTAGGGGGCTAGAAACAGACGGCATCAAATCGCCCAGAGGCAAAGACAAATGGAGCATCACGACCATCAAGAGCATCTTGCAGAATGAGAAATATAAGGGTGACGCTCTATTACAGAAACGCTTCACGGTGGACTTTCTAACCAAGAAGCAAAAAGTGAACGAGGGAGAGGTTCCTCAGTACTATGTTGAAAACAGCCATGAAGGCATCGTCAGTGATGAGGTTTTCGAAATGGCACAGCACGAGATGGAACGCCGAGAGAAAATGAAGGTTAACGGTTCTTCTAAGAATTTCTTTTCCGGGCGGATCATTTGTGGTTGCTGCGGAGAACCCTATACCAGAAAGGTCTGGCACTCAACCACGAAATACCGCCGCTACATCTGGCAATGCGGTAAAAAGTATGAAGGCGAAGAACCCTGCTCCACTCCCCACTTTACCGAGGACGAGATCATCGTTGCCTTTGAAGAAGTGGTTAGAGAGCTGGTAGCAAGCAAAGAAGATATCATCACCCTTTGCCGAGATGCTCTGATTAAGGTTCTCGACACTAATAATGATAAGGAAAAAGCTAAGAAGCTTGAAATCGAGCTAGACCAGGATTACTTGGAGCTTGGCCAACAACTCAGAGCCATCGGCAAGACTGAACTTGGCGAAAATGAAGACTACGAGAATGCCCTCGCAGCTTACGAGGCAAAGAATCAAAGTTTGATAGATCTAAAAGAATGGATCGCCGACAAGGATAAAAGGCGTTTTGATGTTCTGCAATTCGCCGACAGGCTTGAAGATATCACGGACATCAAGTTCAGTGAGGAACTGTGGTGCAGCTTGATTGACCACGTCAGTGTTCCGAAGGCTGATGAGAACTTTCTCTACTTCCATCTGCGAAACGGTGAAGAAAAAGAAATCACGCTAGACTAAGAATAAGTTCATACCGCTCGCCTTCTACTCCCCTTATCATCAG